ATCTTGCCTGCAATATAGCTGGTATAACTAACTGGCTTTCCCGACCCAACTCAGGATTATCTCAGATGACCTTGATCAGCCTGAACTGGCGGTAACTGGCCGAGATCAGCCGAGACTGGAAACGGTGTGGCCTGACGCGGCTGGGTCGTTTGGGGCTGAGGTGGGGGGCTGGGCTTTAGAGCATTTGGGTATGGAGTTGATGCCTTGGCAACAGCGTGTGCTTGACGGTCAGTTGTTGTTTGATGACCAGTCTGATTTTTTGCACCGTATGTCTATGGTTAGCACGGCTCGACAAAACGGAAAAACAGTCGCCTTAACTGCCCTAGTGGGCTGGTGGCTTACCGAAATGCCTAAACATCGTGGCACACCGCAAACCGTGTTGTCGACCGCCCACCGGCTTGACCTTGCAGTCATGTTGTACGACAAACTTGCCGACATTCTTGAACTGAGGTTTGGTGCAAAACTTATGCGGTCGTACGGTCGCAACCAAGTGACCATGCCCGACGGGTCTAAATGGTTTATTCGCGCCGCAAACTCGAGCGTCGGTCACGGTATGTCATGCGACCTGATTGTTGCTGACGAAATTTGGGATATCGGGTCAACGGTCATTGACGGCGGTTTACTACCAGCCCAGCGCGCTCGACGATCACCATTGCTTAGTGCTTGGTCAACGGCTGGCACAGAAGCAAGTACGGCTATGCAGCGTTGGCGTGAACAGGGGTTGCGCTCAATAGATCGTGGCGAACCGTCGTCGCTTTATTTTGCTGAGTGGTCACCGCCGCCTGATTTATCCCCAATGACCCCACAAGCATGGGCATACGCTAACCCAGCGTTAGGCAAAACATTGACGCTAAAAACTATTGAAGCCGAAAGCGAGAACCCTGATCGTGCGTCGTTTTTGCGTGCATCATGCAACCTATGGGTAGCCAGCGACAAGTCATGGATTGCACCCGGCTTGTGGCCTGAACTTGAGTACACCGACCCTATGCCCGACGGCGGCACAGTCGCCATAGAAACCAGCCTGACCGACGACCGATATTTCGCCACACGCGCAATCGTGCTAGACGACCGACGCACCGTAGTCACCGTCGAGTTTGTTTGCGACACCTATGACGAAATGTTGCAACACGTTGAACGCCTAGCAAAAAACACGGCAACCAAATTTGCTATCAGCCCGTCAATCGACATTCATTGGCCGTTAGCACTCGAGCGGCGTAGGGCAGTTGTCGGCTACGGCGAAATCTTAAAATTTACGCCACGCATTAAAAGCATGATCCACGAAAAATTGTTGTGGCATACAGGCGAGCAAATGCTTGCCGAACACGTACAACGCGCCGTCGCCGTACGGTCACAAAACAGCATTGCGTTATCGTCGCAACGATCGCCCGGCCCGATCGAGTTAGCGCGGTGTTTGGTTTGGTCAGCGGCGCTAGCCAGCCGACCTACCGCAACAGGTAAACCGATGATCGTTGTTGCAGGTGGCTAGTATCTTGACGGGCGGCCGTTGAGTTCTTACTTTCTCGGTTGACGCTTGGCGGTCGCCTATACACAACGGTCATTTAGTTTGGTGGCATACTTAGCGCATGGGCATTTTTAACCGCACCGTCAACAAAGCCGCAATTTCACCGCAACCAACTAAAGCGGCTGCCGCTGGCGGTCTGTATATGAGCCCGAACACAAACAACACGGGCGCTGCACTCATCGGCACTTATTATTCGTATGTCGAAGGTACGGCACGCAACCGTGCAATGAGCGTGCCAACAATTAGTCGCGCACGCGATCTCATGGCGAGCGTGATCGGTTGCATGAATTTGAAAATGTATACAGAAATTTGGAACGGCAACGAAATGGAAAAAGTACCGTTAGCGCCACGCACATGGTTGCGACGTATCGACCCGACCGTGCCAAACAATTTTATTTTGTCGTGGACATTTGACGACTTATTTTTTTATGGCCGAAGTTTTTGGTACATAACGTCGAGGACGGCTGATTCTTATCCAGCCTCATACACTCGACTACCAGCGGCAATGGTGCAAACACTTGATCAGGCTGGCCCTGTGTGGTTTGCGCCGTCAAAACAAATCACGTTTCAAGGCGGCGAACTAGACCCAGCAAACGTTGTACAGTTTTTGTCGCCAATACAGGGCATTGTTTATATGTCTGAACAAGCGGTTGCAACAGCGTTAAAACTTGAAGCGGCACGCTACCGCAACTCGAGCAGCGCAATACCGGCTGGTATTTTGCGACAAACTGGTGGCGAGCCGTTGAGCGCTCAAGAATTAGCCGATCTTGCGGCCGCATTTAACGCGGCGCGCGAAACTAATCAGACTGCCGCATTGAACGAGTACGTGTCATATACCGAGACACAAACGAGTCCTGACAAAATGTTGTTGATTGATAGCGCCGAATTTCAAGCAATGGAAATGGCACGGTTGTGCAACATACCGCCATATCTTGCAGGTATCAGCGTCGGGTCGTATTCGTATCAGTCGAGCGCCGAAAGCCGCATGGATTTGTGGTCGTTTGGTGTGCGCGCTTACGCAGATTGCATAACTGGCACATTAAGTCAAAACAGTATTTTGCCTAACGGCACATACGTCGAGTTTGATGTTGAGGATTATTTGACGGGCGAATATTCGATGGGTGACCAGCGAGAAACACCAACAGAAAATGAAAACGGAGTAGTATCACCAACATGATCAAATTGACCCCTTCACAGATCACGGTTGACGCAGCGGCGGCAGAGGGTTTGCCGTCGCGCTCAATCTCAGGCGTAGCCGTCACCTATGACGAAACAGCAACAGTTTTAGACGGCACAAAAGTACGGTTTTTGCAAGGGTCGTTGCCAGTCACGGGGCGCGACCCGAAACTTTACATGCAACACGACAGCAACCAAATTGTTGGCAAAGTTGTCGAGCGCGTAGACACCCCACAGGGCATGATGTTTACCGCCAAAATCAGCGCCACACGTTTGGGCGACGAGGCGTTGACGTTGGCAAATGACGGCGTAATTGACGCAGTATCGGTCGGTGTAACACCAACAAAATTTCGTTTTGACGACGACGGCACAATGATTGTCGAGGCCGCCAACTGGTCAGAATTGTCGCTCGTCAGCGAAGGCGCGTTTAGCGGCGCGATCATCACCGACGTTGCGGCCAGCGCACCCGACACGGCAACCGTTGAGGGTATCCACCAAACCGAGCCAACAATAGAGTTAATATCAGATCAAGAAACAACAGGAGACAAAACCATGAGCGAAGCAACAGAAACACCAGTAGTCGAAGCAGCGACCGCAACCGTAGAAAAATTGTGGGCGCAACCTAAAAAAGAATTCAAACTGCCGTCAGCCGGCGAATTCATGGCCGCATACCACATTGGTGGCGACACTTTCAAAAACATGAACGCAGCCGTGCAAGAGTTTGCAAAAACTCAGCGCACCGCATTGCAAGCAGCCGCTGGTGACGTAATCACAACCGACACACCGGGTCTGTTGCCAGTACCAGTTCTCGGGCCACTCGTGCAAGATATCAATTTCTTGCGACCAGCCGTCAACGCAATCGGCGCACGCGCATATCCTGACGGTGGCACACAAAAAACATTCATTCGACCAACGATCACAACACACACAAGTGTTGCGTCGCAAACCGAATTGGCTGCAGCGTCAGCAACCACAATGGTCATTGCCTCGAACAGCGTTACAAAAACAACGCTCGCAGGTCAGGTCACATTGTCGGTGCAAGATATTGATTTCACGTCGCCACCAGCAATGCAACAAATTTTGAACGATTTAATGGGCGAATATATGCTCGCGTCAGACAATCTTTGTGCAGACAACTTGTTAACTGCAGCAACATCGTCAGGTGTTTGGGACGGCACACTCGCCGATTTGTTGACCAGCGTTTACGACGCTGCAAGCGACATCTCAACAAACCGCAACTGGATGCCAACACACATGTTTGTGTCGGTTGACGTTTGGGCACAACTTGGCAAACTTGCAGATAGCACAGGCCGACCAGTATTTCCGTTTATTGCAAACGGTTTGTCAGGTCAAAACGCGCTTGGTTCACAAAACGCAGTTTCATGGAACGGCAACCCACTTGGTCTTGAACTTGTAGTTGACAGCAATTTTGCTTCAAAGACAATGGTTATTACTCGAGTTGGTCAAGGCACAGGCGACGCATACGAGTTCTACGAGCAAATTCGTGGTTTGATGAGCGTTGAAGTACCAGCGACACTCGGCCGCACAATGTCATTTCACGGTTACGTGTCGACATTTGCTGCAATCTCTGGAATGATCCGCAAGATCACACAGGCTTAAGCAAGGGCGGGGCAACCGCTCATGGCAACATACGCGACAGCCAGCAAACAACTATTAAGCAACTACGCGTGCATATCCACGCTTGAGTCGACCGATATACAGGTTGGCGACAGCGTGGTTGTTGGCTCGCTTGGCGCACCGTTTAACGGCACGTTTACCGTTTTGAACTGCCCACAATATTTATACACGGGCGTAGACGGCACAACTGGCGAATGGACATTTGACAGCGACACTCGAATACCAAATCAAATTTTGTTTGCTTGCACAGGTAGCGATGTTGATTTTGCGGCGATCTACACCGGCACGGTTGCGTTCACGCCAACTTGCACTTGGATAACGGCCGCAAACTTAGTCACGTATTTGGGTGTGTCAATCACCAACCCGTCAGATGATTACACGCTTATAACGCAGTCGGTTAGCGCGGCTAACCAGTTTTGTAGTCGCCGTCGAGCAGAAGCAGGCTACAACGACAGTCTTAGCACAAGCCCGTCAGGTGACGTAACGCTAGGCACGCTTATGTACGGTGCAGCGTTGTGGCGTAGTCGAGGCAGTCTTGAAAACGTGTTTGCGTCGTTTGACAACATGGGTACAGCACCACAACAATCATTGACACCTATCGTCAAACAGTTGCTAGGTATCGACCGACCAGCGGTGGCCTAAATGCCAGCACCATACACCGACGTGTTGAACGTCGCCATAGACGACATTACAGCAACGCTCACAGCCGTCACAGGTTTACGCGTCGTCAACGACCCAACAAAACTTGTACCAAATTGCGTGTTTTTGTTAGCGCCACGTTTCACAACAACGGCAGGCAACGGCAACGTTATTCGAGTTGATTTCCCCGTCAAAGTTGTTGGCAGCGGCCCGGCAGGTTTGCCCGTGTTGCGCGAAATTTTGCAGATATCCGCAACCGTGTTGGGGTCGTCAATTATCGTTACATCAGGACAACCAAGCACACTTGAAATCGGCGGCCAAGAGTTCCCTTGCTACGATTTGACTTGTGCATTAGCAGGGATAACAGCATGACCAAATATTTAGTTAACAGCAATCGACTAGACGGCCTTAAACGGGGCGACATCATTGACGGCAAAGACTTGGGCGACGCAAACATTGCACACCTAGTCGAGAGCGGTCACCTATCCCCACAAGACGATAAAAAACATGGTAAAACTAAAGAGATAACAGAGGAGTAGAACATGGCAGCAACAACAACGGTTTACTTGAGCAACCCGGCACTCACGATCAACTCGGTTAACTTGACCGATCAATGCACGAGCGCAAGTTTGACATTTGGTTACGACCAACTCGAGACAACGGCGTTTGGTGATGCCGCACGCTATTTTGGTGGCTCAGCGGTCACGTCGTTGCAAAACAACTCGTTTGAAATCGAGTTGTATCAGTCGTATGCAGCCAGCGAAACAGAAGCAACAATTTACAGTTTGGTTGGTACACAAACAACGATTACTATTTCGCCGACCGCTGCAGGTTTGGCTACACCAAGCGCAACCGCACCAAAATACACTCTGACCGGGTGTTACTTGGCGTCGCATACCCCAATTAACGCGTCGCTTGGCGAACTGTCAACCGTCACGTTGACGTTTAACGGTGGAGTGCTTACTAAAGCAGTCGCATAGTTTTACGGCGTTTGCCGTAACAAAATAAACGAGCCATAACTGGCCGAGAACAGGACAGGCATGAAACTAAAACTAAAAGTTGACCTGAACAACGGGTCAGCGCCAGTCGAAATGACAACCAATATGTTTGTCATTTGTGAATGGGAACGCACAGAAAACCGCAAAATATCCGACGGCAAAGGTATCGGATATACCGATCTTGTTTGTTGGGCGTTTCATTTGTTGAAACTCAACGGTGAAACGTTGCCACCAAATTATCGTGACTGGGTTAAACAAAACCCGAACATGACCATTGAGGCGATAGACGAGACAAACCCAAACCCTACGGCGTAGGCAGTTACCGACGGCAGTTAGCAGAATTGTTGGCTGCAACAGGGTACTGGCCTACGAATATCGAGTTTGACACGCGTGACCTATTGACGGTGATTACAGTATTAAACAAAGCAAACAAAAGGTGACGTATGCCAGCAAGCACAACCATAGAGATTGTCGGGGTTAAACAGACGATCAACAGTTTGCGTAAAATTGACCCACAGTTGCAAAAAGATTTTAAGTCTGACGCAACCGCTATTGCGCAACCAGCGATACAGGCAGGTAAAGCCGTTTACACCGATTTGCCGTTGTCGGGCATGAAATACAACTGGACGCAACGCGACCGCAAACTATTTCCGTTTACAGTAACCAAAGCGGTCAACGGTGTGCGTATGCGTTTTGATACGCGTCGAGGCGCGGTCGGTGTAATTCTTATTGAGCAAAAAGACCCGGCGGCAGCAATCTTTGAAACAGCAGGTCGAGCAAACGCAAACAAACTTGGGCAGGCGCTTGGTTTTGTTGGTGTTGGTCGCACTCGATTGATCGGGCCAGCCGTCTATAAAGCGCGTCGCGGTATCGAAGCCGAGATGACAAAAATGATTGCTAAAACTATGCGCGAAGTACAACGGGAGATTTAATCATGGCATTATCTATACCTATTGTCAGCGAGTTTGACGGTAAAGGCATTGACAAAGCAATAAAAGAATTTAAGCAGTTAGAGACCGTCGGCGAAAAAGCACAGTTTGCAATCAAGAAGGCGGCTGTACCGGCAGCGGCCGCGTTGACAGCGGTTGCTGGCGCGTTGGGTTTAGCGGCTAAAGCAGCAGCAGAGGACGAGCAACAGCAAGCAATTTTGGCTAACACTATGCAAAACGTTGTTGGTGCTACCGACGCGACGGTTGCAGCAACTGAGGACATGATTTCGGCTATGTCGAGGGCGACTGGTACGGCTGATAGCGAATTGCGACCAGCGTTTGCCGCGTTGCTTGTTGGTACTAAAAATGTTGGTGAAGCAACCGACGCGTTGTCATTGGCTCAAGATATTGCAACGTCGACTGGCACAGATTTGGCGACGGTCAGCGACGCGCTCGCTAAAGCGTACGCAGGCAACATGAAAGGTTTACAAGCGTTGTCGCCTGAAATGAAAGGCCTAATTAAAGAAGGTGCGTCACTTGACACGGTGATGATGACGTTGTCAGATAATTTCGGTGGCGCGGCCGCTCGATCAGCGGAAACAGCGGCAGGCAAATTCAAAATATTAAAAAACAGTTTGGCTGAAACACAAGAAAGTATCGGTGCGGCGTTATTGCCCGTGTTACAAAAAGTGTTGCCATATTTGCAAGCAATGGCTGACTGGGCTCAACGAAACCCGACCGCGTTTTTAGTTATTGCTGGCACAATTTCGGCGGTTGCGGCCGCAATCATGGCAGTCAATATTGCTATGGCACTAAACCCGTTTGGTTTAATTGCGGTAGGTATCGCAGCGGTCGTAACAGGCATAGCAATTGCTTACACAAAATTTGAAAGTTTTAGAAACATTGTCAACATTGTTTTGAACGGTTTGATTGCTGGCTTTGAGATGTTTGCTAATTCGTTTATTGGTGCGATCAACATTATTATTGACGGCATTAATTTGATTAACCCGTTTACGGATATTGACAAAATTGGTAAAATTAGTTTGGGTCGGATTGGTGGCGGCGCTGGCGGCGCTGAGGCGGTCACGTCTGATATTCGTACCGCTGACCGTATGGCGCGTGAGGCTGGCGCAGGTGTGCCAGTTACACCGTCGGTTGTAACAAGCGGTGGTGGCGGTGGCGGTGGCGGTGGGTCGAGTGGCGCACAAACCAGTATTGGTGGCACGGCAGGCGGCGCACAGATCGGTGCGTTAACGACGTTTGGTATGGCTGAACGTATCGCGGCACGCGAACCACAACCAGTAACCATCAACGTGACTGGCGGTATATCGACTAGCGCCGAGATCGGTCAAAGCGTGTTGAACAGTTTGCTGGCATACCAGCGCACTAACGGCCCACTTGATTTGATGATTGCACAATAATGCCCGGCGTTGCAGTTGTTGGTAGTGGTAACTACGACCTAGAAATTGACACAGGTTTCAAACAAGACGCATTTTTGCTTGACGACCCGACCGCTGGCTTATTAAACAACAGCACATACGTGCTTGACGGCACAACAAACTATGCAAGCGTGCTTGACGGCATAAACCAAGTGAACGTGCGGCGCGGCCGCAAAGATCAAGGCGACCAATTTAGTGCTGGCACAATGACGTTTACCATGCTTGACACGTCAGGCATTTTTAACCCGTTTGACGAAAACTCACCTTACTATGACTCGACTACCGCCAAACCGGGTTTAGCGCCTATGCGCCGTGTGCGTTTGTCTCGATACAACAACAGCAACGTCAAACAATATTTATTTGTCGGCTACATCGTCAATTATGACTACAACTTTAGTTTGGGTGGTTTAGATACGGTGACGGTTTATTGTGCCGACGATTTTTATTTGTTGGCGCAAACATATTTGGCTGAATACAACGTCAGCCAAGAATTGTCGAGCGTGCGTTTGTCGGCGATACTTGACCGACCTGAGGTTGATTTTCCTGCAGCGTCACGTGCAATATCGACTGGCACACAGACGCTGGGCGGTGACGCGGCGTTTACTATCCCAAATGGCACAAACGTTTTGGGTTATTGCTCACAAATCAACGAGGCTGAGCAGGGCAGGCTGTTTATATCGCGTGACGGCAACCTGACATTTCAACCACGTATCGGCACAACACTTTCAGCGTCGGTGGCCGATTTCCACGACGACGGCACAAACATAAAATACAACGGGGTGGGCATAACATTTGAAGCCGATCAGGTAACCAACCGTGCGGTCGTACAACATTTAGGCAGTAACAACCCACAGGTCGCTGAGGACACAGGTAGCCAAGCACTTTATTTTATCCAAACCTATTCGATCACCGACAGTCTGTTGCACAGCGACACGGCCGCACTCGAATTGGCAACCTATCTACTAGACCCGTTGCCTGAGGCGCGATACACGTCGTTAAACACCCAGTTAAATATGTTGACCACAGCCCAGCGCGACACGGTCGCCATTATTGATATTGGGCAGACAATCACGATTGAAAAAACGTTTGCGAGTGGCGCTGGCACGGCACAACTAGCCCAAGAACTGAGCGTCGAGGGCATAGAAATGACAATCAACGTAAACACAGGCCACGCAATCACCTATTACACGTCGCCCGTTACGGTGGTTTACGAGTTGATACTTGACGACCCGACGTTTGGTATCATCAGCGCTGACAACGCGTTAGGGTAAAGTAGGCAAATATGACGACACCATTTCCATTTGTTGCAGGTGCAATTTTGACCGCACAGCAACTTAATGACATACAAAATTTGCCGATATCAGACAAAATCGCGTCTTACGTTTTGGTGGCTGGCGACGAAACAAAACGCACAATGATGAACAGCGCCAGCGCAACAACGATTACAGTTAACAACTCAATTTTTACAGTCGGCGATGTAATACAAATCGCTAACAAAGGCAATGGTACTTGCACGATCACCGCAGGTGCAGGCGTAACTATTAACACTTCGGGGTCACTTGCTTTGGCGCAATATGGGGGCGGCTATTTACTTGCATTGTCGGCGTCAACTTTTACTTTTTTTAACTTAGGTGGTTCAACAGCAAAATATAAATACCATGTTTTTACTTCGTCAGGTACTTTGACAGTTACCACAGGTGGCACAATGGATTTACTTGCCGTTGGCGGCGGTGGCGGTGGCGGCGGTAATCGCGGCGGCGGCGGCGGTGGCGGCGAAATAGATGTTTCCTATTGGCAAGGCGTATCGGTTACAGCAAACCAAACAATTACAATCGGCGCAGGTGGCACAGGGTCAACAGCAATACCGATCGCTAACGGCACATCAGGCGGCAACACAACTATCGGCAGTTTGTTAACAGCGACAGGTGGCGGCGGCGGTTCAGGTGCAAGCGCCGCGTCAAGCGGTGGTTCAGGTGGCGGTGGTTCAGTTGCTTCGACTGGTGGCGGTTCAGCGTCAGGCACTTACGCGTTTGCAGGTGGCGCAGGCGTTACAGGCGCAGCAGGTGATGCAGGTGGTGGTGGTGGCGGTGCGTCAGCCGTAGGCACGGCAGGACAAGGCAGCAGCTCAGTTGCTATCGGCGGTAACGGTGGTCAAGGTTTAGCAGCAACATTTTTCAACTCAAACTTTAATTCAACAAACTTTCCGACAACTATGACGACACAAACAGTTTGGGCTTCGGGTGGCGGCGGCGGTGCATACAAATCGACAGCAGGCGGCACAGTTACTCGCGGCAGCGGTGGCACAGGCGCAGGTTCAGGCGGTCTTGATCAACAGTCAACAATTTTGAACACGGCTAGCGCCGGCACAATGTACGGCGCAGGCGGTGGTGGTGGCGGTTTATATGCAGGCAACAGTCAAGGCGGCAACGGCTATCAAGGTTTAGTAATCATTAGATATTTGTCAACCGCTGGCATTGTCGCTACAGGCGGACAAGAAGTAGTGACGGTTTAACTATGGCAACATACGCAGAACTAAACACCGAAAACATTGTTGTAAATTGCATTGTCGCTGACGCAGAATTTATTGCAACACAAACCGACAAAACCTATGTCGAGTACGACAACACAAACCCAGCAGGTATCGGTTACACGTACGACCCCGACACAGGTTTATTCACGCCGCCGCCTGCACCACAACCCGAATCGATAGAGCCAGACATCGAGCAATAATGTGCGCTACTGGCTACTTACGATCGCATTGTGCGCTGGTTGCGCGACAAGTAAAACAAACACAACAGGCGGCGTTAAAGTCCGCAATCTATCAATAAGCGAGGTTTGTCAATATGGGTCGCCTGACCGGTGCGAAATTAGAAAATAATCAAATACACGCTCGACTGATTGTCACGGTCGGCATACTTATGGCGATCACGTTTGTGCTTATGGTTGTGGGTTTGTTGTTTGGTTTGTTGTTTGTGTCAATGCCCGAAGAATTGTCGCCGCTTGACAGCAAAATAGTTGACTTGCTTAGCACGATCAGCGTTTTTTTGACAGGCGCATTATCGGGTTTGGTGTCGGCTAACGGCATAAAAAACGCAGACAAAAATAACGACGGCGTACCGGACGCACTCGAATGACAAAACCATACGTCATCACCGCACAACCAGTCGTTAAAGCGCCGTTGGCTGGCATGGCTAAATGGGTTGAACTTGCAGTCAAACATAGCGACGGCAGTTTGTGGAATAACGGTATATGGGTTGTGCGCGACGTGCGACATAAACCTGGTGTCATCAGCAACCACGCTCGAGGACTAGCAACCGATCTGTCGTACAGGTGGTTGGCACAAAAACAATTTGGTCGTCAAGACGGCCGCAAACAATCATTGGCATACATCGTCAAATTGCTTGAACACGCTGACACGCTCGGCATACAACTCGTCATCGACTACGCATTAAAACGGTCATGGAAATGCGATCGTGGCACATGGCAACCACTACCCAGCGTTGACGACGGCGACTGGTATCACGTAGAGGTCGAGCCACGCCTAGCGCACGACGTAGAAGCCACAAAACAGGCATTTCAAGCCGTATTCGGGGTATCACCGAAAGCAGCGCCACAATCTGTTTAGGCTGGTTACCTACCCGAGAAAGTAGGTCACCATGACACTCATCAGCAAAACAGCCATATCGCTATTTATTAGCGCCATGTCAATATTCATTTTGGCTAAACCGCCAGCACCGACACCGACAGAAACACGCCAACAGCCAGCAACGGTTTGGCAGGGTTTAGAGCCAGCGTCGCCTGTACCGCCAACAACGGTCAAAACTACGCCTATAACGCAACCTGACGCGTGTCAGACGGTGTTTGACATGGCTCGACACGTTGGCTGGCCCGAACACGAACTAACCCAACTGGTCGCAATCGCCTACCGTGAAAGCCGGTGCAACCCGACCGCGTTTAACGCAACCGACCCGAACGGCGGCTCAAACGGGGTCATGCAAATAAACCAGTTTTGGTGCAAACCGTCAAAATATTTTGCCAACGGATATCTGCAGGCATACGGCCTGATACGCAGTTGCAACGATTTATTTGATTTAGAAGCTAATTTGCGGTCAGCGTTGGCTATTTACCGATACTCGAATGGGTGGCGCGCATGGTCACTATAAAACACTTGTTCATTGCAACAGTCTTAACCGCATACACCTACCTGATAATGTCAGTCACCAACAAACGAAAGGCTAAAGATGACCGAGAACATCGACCCGAGAACTGACCCACAGTTCAAAGCACTAATGCAAGTGATGAACGACATCACACAAAACAAAGTGCCGTTTTACGAACCGCACGAACTTGCAGCGCGTAGCACATTGCGAGCATTGCAACACCAAATTGACGATCACAACGTGTTAGACGACAGCGATCTTATTGACACACTCAACCAGGCGCGCATAGAAATAAAATATTTGTGCAGCATTATCACCGACCTGCACGAGCGCATTAAACAACGCGACGTTGAGATTGGCATAAAGCAACTTAAGTTAAATGAAAACGAAGTCGAGATACAGCGTTTAGAAAACATGGTGCACCGTGCTTACTAAACACGAAAAATCACGTATCGCCGTCGCGATTGCCGAAAGCCAAGCGAGCGCCAACGCGAAATGGACACCCGAGCAACAAGCACAGGTTGACGCGGCAATTGTCAAAATGGCGCGCATGAAACCACGTTTCACAGCCGACGAGGTTTGGTATGAACTGGGCGCGTCATTCCCTGTCACTAAAGGTATGACTGCTCGACTTATGGTTGCTGAGCGTCGCGGTGTAATCAAAAACACGGGCGAAATAACCTATGCAAAACGCGGTGGTCAACACGATCACGCGCAACGCCTAACAATTTGGCAATCGCTATGAGCGGATACAACTTAGAAAACTATGTTGACGTACCAACACGATTGACAGCGGCGCTAAAAAAATATCCTGATCTACGCATACAAGAAACAGCACGAGAAATAATCGAAATGCCCGACAAATCATGTTTTATTCGTTGCACCGTAACCGTGTGGCGTGACGCAACCGACCCGATACCAGCCGTAGCGTCAGCGTGCGAGGTTTACCCCGGTCGCACACCGTTTACAAAAATGAGCGAAAACGAAGTTGGGTTTACTAGCGCGTTGGGTCGAGCGTTGGGTTATATGGGGTTTGGTATTAACAAGAGCATTGCGAGCCGTAACGAGGTTGAAGCCGCACAGTCACGGCAGACCAGCACACATTTAGCGCCCGTCGTACCGTTACACGACGTAGAAGTGCCATTCCCCGAAGTACAGCAACGCGACTGGCCGTCACCGAAACAGTTAGGCATGATGAGGGCATTAGCCAACGGGCAAGGGCTTAAAGGCGACGACCTTAAAACATTTATTAGCGCAACATTGGGGCGCGAAGTGCATACAACAGGTGATCTCGATAAACGTGACGTAAGCAAAGTGATTGACGCGCTTAAACTGAGCGAACCTAAAAACTAAATAACGGGCATGACCTAAGCGTGTTGCAGCGCGGTTGGTGACACACGGCAACGTGGGTAGATGACGCACGTGGTAACACGTGGTCAGGCAAATGCGTTACAGAGTTAGGGTGTCGAGTGTGGCAGACGACGGGGGGCTAAAGCGCATTAGGCTTTACACACAACAACGATTGACATAACACAAACAAACCACAAACATAAAGTTGACAA